TAAGAAGAAGATAGATGATAAGATAATAAAAAATAAAATTTATGATTCTGAAATAAATAATTTTATTAATGATAACGAATTAAATAAAATAGTAGACTGGATTTTTACGGATTAATCCTTTTTCTACGAATTATTTTTTACGGAGTAACCTCTTCTTCTATATTGTCATCATTAATATCAAATTCTAACTTGGGTTTTTGCTTTTTACCTTTTTTAAGAGAAGGGGTTATAAATAGGTTTTCGACTTCTGCTACCAAAACATTGTCTTCTACTAAAACATTTGTTAAATCATTTGTTAAATCATTATCGACTAATCCATTGTCTTCTAATCCATTTGTTAACACATTATCGACTAATCCATTTGTTAATCCATTGTCGTCTTCAATAACACCAGTAATAATATGCATTATCTTTTTCCTAGGTTTCTTCTTTTTGTCTTTCAAAATTAAGTCTTCCTCCGTAATTATCTTTTGACAAATATACTTGAATTCGGCCCTTAATAGTGCTTTCAAAAACTGGTAAATATCATCCAGAACATTTTCCTCACACATGCCTACAATTAGAACACTGCCAGTTCTAAAAATCATAAACGATACTGCTATAATATTTTTATATTTCTCCTTATTTTCTGTTGTTATTTGCATACCAGATTGAACCCCAATATCATTATTGTAATAAAATTTACATTGAATACCAGGATACGAACACGGATCGTATATTGCTTGGATATTATATTTGTTACGAAGAATATCATATAATATTTCTCTGTTAATAAAGAAACCACAACTGAAGTTAGAATTAATCAAAATAATATCGCTTTTTTGCTTGTATTGTAAAGTATAGTCGTGAAATGGTTGTAAAATGTCTATAATATTATGTAATACAATTTCATATATTTTATCGCTTTGAACGCCAGGAATTTCTAATTTACCCGAATGAAACATCTTAACATGAAATTCTCTAAATGCGGTATCGATTTTTATACGAATAATAACAACAAAACAATTATAAAATGCCTTCTTCTTTTTGGAACGATAATTCGTCATATCCTTTTTAGATATACCAACCGTAATTTTACGAATATCCTTAAATTTAATGCGACCATTTGGATTATCAATACGGGATATAATATGCTCATCGTAATATAATTCATTTTTAAGACACTCTTGAACAGCAATTAAATCATCTTGTGTTTTAGAGTTGAGTTTAATTTGTTTTTTTATAACCCCATTACTTGGAGTAGCATAAGGAATAACAGGAATACGCCAAAATATGTTTAGATCAATTGGTTGTTCCAGATATGCTATTTTGGATTTTGTAGAAATATAAATTTCGGTTGGTTCAGGGACATTACCAATAAATATGTCTGTTTGATCTAAATCTTGGGTTGATGCGACAGATACGTCTTGTAAATTATTATTATCTTCGTGATCGTCGTATTTAGTTGTAAGAAACGACGACCATTCGTCATCAATATTATTATTGTTATTATTTGTTGTAGATATGCTTAGAGCCATTTATATTACTTTGGACTATATCTTTATATAGTTTCAATTATTTTATTTCAATTATTTTTTTAATTATTTAATTCTTTATATATTTTTTCAATTATTTTCTTCCGGTATAGCATAAATGGAAGGTTGTAACTCAGAAAAAAGTAAAATAATCCCTATTCCCCAAACCTCTCCAAAAAAAGAGGATGAAGGATTTAGATATAACGAGTATAGTCTGAAACAAAATTTCTTTGACCCATCAAAAAGTTCCCCTCCTAATGATTTTATGTTAAAATTACAATTAAGAATGTCTCATTACGAATCATGTAACAAAGCAGATAATCTTACTAAGGAATAATTTACATAATAACTGTTTTTACAATCTTCAAAATGTATTATGCTTTCTACAAAATTTAAATATTCAGGAACATTTTTTATATAACAATTACGAATAATATAATTCAAGAAATCCTTTATTATATTTTTTTTATCAATATTGTATTTTAGACTAGTTTCATTTACAAATAAAGACAACTTGTGTATATCCTCCCCATTTTTTATTTTATTATGTAAATTGTTCCAAACAGAATCGTCGATGATATTTATATCATCTTCCTTTATGTTTTGATTTGATTGCATAAAATTTATCATACTTCGTATATCTGATTTATACAATTTTTGAATTAAATATAATGATTTTTCGGTTAAATTTAGATTCTCAGATGCTGATATATTTCCCAAAAATTTAATTATATCTTTTTCTGGAAGTTGGTTAAATCTTAATCTTACAAATTCATTCTGTAGACCTTCGTCAATGCGGCTAATATAATTACATATTAAACAAAACCGAACCGACCCGGAATAATTTTGTAAAAGATAACGTAACGCTTGTTGAGCATTTTTCGTCATATAATCTACTTCATCTAATATTACAAACTTCATTCCTTTATTAAATAGCGTCTTTGAATTTACAAATTGATTAATTTGACTTCTGATAATATCAATTCCTCTTTCGTCTGATGCGTTTAAATGAATCATCAGTTCTTTGTTTTTTTGGTGTAGTTTTTCTTGATACCCATTAACCAAATTAATTATTGTCGTTGTCTTACCAGTTCCGGGAGGACCATAGAATAATAAATTCGGAAAGTATGTTGTTTCTATAATGTTTTTAAGGATTTGCTTATTTAGCGGATCTAAAACTATATTATTAAATTCGGTTGGTCGATATTTTTCTGTAAAAACGCTGCTTGCCATTCTATTTATAAACTAATAATTTATATTTAAGTTTTATTATAAGATTTATTACATTTTTATTTTTATATAAAAATAAAATTGAAGTATTTAATATAACGATACTTTATGGCAAAGGTAATAATGTCGTCTCAACCAGAATCCGCTTATTTGGAAATTATATTAGGATCTATGTACTCGGGTAAAACCAGTAGATTAGTAGAAATTTATAAACAATGTAAGTTTTGTAATATTTCGGTTGTAGTTATTAATCATTCCATTGATACAAGATATGATGATGAATTGCTTTCAACTCACGATAAAATAAAAATACCATGTATTAAAACTGAAAAATTATTTGATATTTATCCTTATGATTTGAATTTAGAAAAAGGCGTTCAAAATATTCCAAGGATTACCGATAAGTTTAAGATAGTAGCATGTGAAGTTATTTTAATTAATGAAGGGCAGTTCTTTCCAGATCTCGAAGAATTTGTAAAAATTTTATTGACAAATGATAAAAAAGTATATGTTTGTGGATTAGATGGCGATTTCGAGAGAAAAAAATTTGGACAAATTCTTAACCTAATTCCGTTGTGTGATAAAGTAACTAAACTAACATCATTGTGTTCTGTGTGTAAAAATGGTGCTCCAGGTATTTTCTCAAAACGCATAACTTTGGAAACCGAACAAACTGTTGTTGGCTCAGATAATTATATTCCGGTGTGTAGAAAGTGTTATAATAAATAATAAATAATAAATAATAAATAATTACTTATTAGTATTTGATATATTGTTAAAATTATACTCTTTTTTATTTTCCTTTTTCCATTTATTATATTAAAAAACGATTTAAATTAATGAACATATACAATATATTAAATATAAATGGCACCGAAAGTAATAAACAATAAGGCATTAGTATCAGAAGTTAAAGAAGTAGTAGTATCAGAAGTTAAAGAAGTATTAGAAGTAGTTAAGGCTAAGAGAGGAAGAAAATCTAAAAAAGATCTAATGGCTTCATTAAATATGGAATTAATTGTTAAAGATAAGGATAAAAATATATCCAATAAATCTCCAGAAAAAAATGATATAATTAGTTTAAACGTTAATGAAATTAAAACGGATTCTTATAATTCTATGATAAATACTGTTTTCCAAAATGTATATGAAAATAACCTTGATAATACAGATAAACTTAATACAGATGAACTTGAAGATATAAACGCAAATATTGCAGATGAAAATAATATCGTTATGATGTCTAAACGAGCTTGCAATACTGATATAAATGACAATAATACCGATGAAAATGACAATAATACCGATATAAATGACAATAATACCGATATAAATGACAATGAAAACAATACTGAAAACAATACTGATGACAATAATATTGTTATTATTTCTAAGCCAGATTCAACTAATGAAAAACCCGCTTCAAAAAAAAGAGGAAGAAAACCAAAGGGTGGAAAAATTATTCAACAAGTTCTAAATAATGTACCACAACAAGAAGATAAACCAAATGTTATTTTACATTTAAAATGCTCTATGAAAGATCTACAAAATACTACACATAATAATGGATTTATAGAATCATATAGTGGTATAATTGGAAAAAACGATTTAACATACGAAGTTATTTGTAATGAAAATAATAATACATTTAACGAAAAGAATACTTCTACCATGTCAATTTTAGAAAGCGAATATGAAGTAGAAAATAATGACAATTCTACTTGTAAAGATTGTAACAAAGAAATATGGAAAAAAATAAAACATTTAGAACATAACTTACATATAAATAATGTTAACAATAAACGTTCGGCGTGTTTCTGGGATACGTGCGAATTTGATAATCCGCCTATATATATTCCTAAGCATTTTATAAACGGAACATATCACGTTTATGGTTGTTTTTGTAGCCCTGAATGCGGTGTAGCATATTTAATGAATGAAAGTATTGACAGTTCAGCTAAATTTGAACGATATCATTTATTCAATCATATTTACGCTAAAATTTATGATTATAATAAAAACATTAAACCTGCTCCTAATCCTTATTATATGTTGGAAAAGTATTATGGTAATTTATCTATCCAAGAATATAGGTCATTATTGCGTAATGAAAGATTATTTTTGATTGTTGATAAACCTTTAACTAGAATTTTACCCGAACTACACGAAGATAATGATGATTTTATTTTAAACAACAAAATTATACCTTCAAATACATATCAAGTTAAGGCTAGACTACAAAGGAAAAAACAAAATAAAACTCTTATATTAAATGAACAATTTGGACTAACAAACCAATCATTTTTAGAGTAATTATTAATTTATATTTCATTAATATTTATATTTCATTTAGAAAATGGAATATAAATTATTTTTAGAAGAATCGATAAAGGTAATTGTGACGAGCACGTTCGATAATTTGTGGTGGCTCAGCAATGTCTTCATCCGTTGACTCACCGTCTTCATTCGTTGGTTCAATGTCTTCATTCATTGGTTCAACAATAATATCTTCATTCATTGATTCACCGTATTGATTCATTGGCTCATTCATTGGTTCAATGTATTCATCAATTGGTTCAACAATAATGTCTTCATTCATTTGTTCATTCGTTTGTCCATTAATATAAACATTGAAATCTGTCCAATTTGTTCTACACATTGGACAGCTTTTTCTATCAGGGCGATGAATAAACCAATTTTTTATAGATTCTTCCATATAATTATTACTACATTGAACACAACTCATATAGCGATCATTAATATCAAATTCACATTGTGTTATTGAACATGTTAGTTTATTATTATTTGTAATTGGTCTATATATATACTCAATATCCGTGTTACTATGAATAGTTGATATCCGCAATTCAAAACCAGGATCTATATCAATAAAGTCTGGTAAAGTAGGAGTTTGAGTTTCTAAATGCCGGCGAGGATTTCGCCAAGCTATTAAAGGAGTTGCTAAAGGAGTCGTTTGATGATAAATCCCACTTTCAATATATTCCCTATGTTCGTGAATCATATTATATCCAGAAAAACGTACTCCAGACATCTCACTCGCATATTTTAATACATTTGAACCTAATCCATAAATACATATTTTAGATTGTGGACAATCTAATTTTATATTTAATTTGCTAACATCAATTCTAACTAAATTTAACGCACCTTCAAACCCGACAGGTGTTCTATCTGTATATGATTTATCATAATTTAAAGGCAAATATAATAAATGCTGATTTATTTTAATACATTTTGTTCTAACTAAAAATCTATTATACAAAAATCTTTGACTAGTGTTTAATGATAAACTAATTTCATTAATTTGGTCTACGTTTTCGCTTTCGATAAAAAATCCCTTGTGACAACCATCAAAAAGAATGTTATAATTAAATTGATTAATTTGATTTTCATTTCCATTTAAAAAATTTGTACAAAGTATTTCGGTTGACGCTAAGTATTGAATAATATGTTCGTGAGAACTTGTTCTCATTTCAATTCTAATGGGCGCATCATAAAAAACACCTTTTGATATTAACTTACAAGAACGAAAATTATTTTCTGTATTTGTTAATGTAAACCAAATCTCGTGATGGTGTAAAGCAACTACTCTAATATCATCACAAAACATTTGAAAAGGAATTGTTATATAAAATGTATTATCACATATTTCGTATTCCTTTAAATTCATCATAAATCTTAAAGGAATACTTAATATTATTTGGCCGCCTATAGACATTTCAAAACAAATTTTATGACATATATTTTTAAAATTTTCTTGGTCTAAACCTTCTGATAATTCAATCTCCAAATATTCTGGAGACTTAGTATCACAATCCCGACCCATGCGTAACATATTATTACTAAATTCTTCTGGAAAATATTCTATCGCGAGATTTCGTGGAATATTAAACGCATTATTTTGAGGACCTAGATTTGCCGATACTAATTGCAATAAAGACATAATTATAATTGTAAATAATTATTTAAATCATTTACTAATATCTTTTTACTAATATCTTTTTACTAATATATTTTTACTAATATCTTTTTACTAATATATTTACTAATATTCGACTTCAAATAGACCATCTTCTTTAAAATTTGTTTCTCCAGATGCTTCTTCACGCGTATAGCCTGCCTGATTAGAAATTAAACGCACTCCGTTCAAAGATGCTAAATCATAAGAAAAATGTGTGTGACCACTTATCCAGCATAAAACATTAGATAAATTATTAAACCCGGATAACATTGTGTCCGGATGTGTAAAATAATTCTTTATTATTTGTTCAGTATTTTCAAACTGTGGATGAGAAGTTCCTGTTCTTTGAGGCGGGAAATGAGTAATAACTATACATTTTTTATTTGTAATAATGGTTTCATTTAAATATGTGGAAATAAAATTTTTGTCATTCGCATATAAGGCATTAACATAATTTGGTGTTATACAAACGTTTTTTAGAGCACGAATCATATTATAATCATTTATATACATTTTTCCTTCATATTCGGACATAAACGGAGAACGTGTCCAAAATGTCGAACCAACTATATCTATATCGTTGGTCAACGAATATACTTCGTTATCAAGTAATACTATATTTGTTAGTTGGTTTTGCTTATTAATATCTAAAATTTGTTGTTTAATACTTTGCATTGATGAATTTGGGTTCCAATAATCGTGGTTTCCCATAATATAAAATGTTTTCTCCCAATTTTTGTTACAATAGTCAAAAAATTCGATATGTGAATTATGCGATACTTTGGTTATATCTCCTGCTAAGATTAAATACGGAGCAATCGGTTTAGGTTTTGGAACTGCCTTTTTTAATTCCAAATGTAAATCAGAGTACAATTGGAATGATAATTTTTTTACAGGCATAAATATTTTTTTTACAGACATAGATATATATATTATGTCTTTATGTTTTTATATCTTTATCTTTGAATAAGTTAATTATTTATTCTATGTTTCTCGCGTTCGTCAGATTCGTTAAAATTGTCAATAATTTGTTCCATGTTAATCGGATGTTTATCTCTATATTCCTTCATTGTAATGTCTAAATTAGTTCTTATTTGTCTGAAAATTTCTTGATTAACAGACTTAACCTTTTGTTCCGCCTTTTTTTCAGGAATACCCATATAATCTTTTAAAACTCGCATATAATCACAATTAAATAGTTTTAGTTTCTCGATAGCTTGTTCCTCGGTATAATTTGTCTGGACCATTACTGTTTTAACATGCTTTTGTAACTCGTCATTACTAAAAAAACTTATTCCGTCTGACATATATATATTTACATTAAACATTATTTAAATCATATTAAACGAATAGTGATATAGTATATTATCTACCAAAGAATGACTAGTTTAGATAACCTTGAAAAATTAATTCAAATGGCTACTATTGAACATATGTACTCCATGTTACAAAAAATTAGTAATAAATCCATTGATAATAAAGAAAAACAAAATTATACCGAATCTTCTACAAATACAAATACAAATACATATGCCAATACCAATACCAATAATGACGAAATTATTACTAGATTAAATTCAAGAGTCAACCAGTTAGAAACCGAAATGACCAATCTTCGGTTATCAGTGGAAGAGGAATTAACTCAGCTTCGTAGCAATACAAATAATAATAGCAAATATTTGTGTCAGCAAATCCGCGGACAACAAGTATTAACAAGTTATCCTGGATTTTCTACTTCTTTTAAATTGTCGCAAGATAAAATAATAGACGAACAACATATTGTATCACTGCATGCCAGCGAACAATTCGCTAATATTGTACTTAAGATTGAAGAAAAAATAGTTTCTGAATTAGATACGCTTGTACAACCCGAAGAATTAAAATCATTAGAAGAAGAGTTAGAAGAAGAAGAGTTAGAGGAAGAAACTTTAGAAGAAGTTGTAACAAAGGTAGAATTACCTAAATCTGTAGTAGAAGAGGAGGAAGAAGAGGAAGAGGAAGAGGAAGAGGAAGAAGAAGAGGAAGAGGAAGAATTACAATCCGTAGAAGAAGTAGTTAATAAACAAATAATAGATAAGGTTTTTCCCGTAGAAGAGGAGGAGGAAGAGGAAGAAGAAGAAGAGGAGGAAAGGGGCGTACGGGGTGTCCCCGTAGTGGAAGAGGTAAGTACAGTAGAGGGGGGCGTACGGGGTGTCCCCGTAGAAGAGGAAGAAGAAGTGTTTGAAATTGAAATCGACGATGTAACATATTTCGCAACCCACGAAGAAAATGGAATTCTATACGAGATCGATTCTGATGGAGATGTTGGAAAGAAGGTAGGTATTATTAAGGATGGCGAACCAATTTTCAATTAACCAATTTTCAATTAACCAATTTTCAATTAACCAATTTTCAATTAACCAATTTTCAATTAACCAATTTTCAATTAACCAATTTTCAATTAACCAATTTTCAATTTATAAAAAGTCTTTTCTAAACATATAATAAATGTTAAATCTGTGTGCGCCAGCATTAATATATGTAGCATTTTCATTAACTCAAATAATTATTGATACATTTAAAGGATTATATAACACAGCATTTTTTAAATTTATCGTGATGATAATAATTACAATACTTTTAAATGCTTTATGTCAATCTGGTATGGGAATAGTATCTTGGATAATAGTGTTTATTCCTTTTATTTTTATGTCGGTTATAGTAGCAATTCTATTGTATGTATTTGGATTAGATGCTGCAACAGGCAAATTAAAATTTACTTGTGATGGCGATGAGACAAAAGAAAACAGTGGCAATTTAATTTATAGCTCATCAAACAAAAATAAACAGGTAAAATTTGTTGATGTTACGTATTCAGATACACCATCTGATCCGACATCGGAAACAAACCCTCCTATAGGGTCGTCTGATCCGCAATTTGAATAAATAAAATTTTATAATTCGTTTTTATTTATAACTTTTATTAATAGATTTTAAAAAACAATTTAAATAAAATAGCAATAATATATTATGCTATTTTATTTAACATTAACAGCAATATTTTTATTAAGCAATGCTTGTTTAATTTATCAAGTAGACTATGAACAGATAGAAAATATATTTGAAAATCAAATTAATAATTTAAACATATCAATAATGTGTTTAGGATATAATTTAGTGTATTGTTATAGCTTGGCACAAATTAAATATAACAAAATAAAAAATGTTGTTAACACATTAAGTAATACAATTATTAATACATTGATTAATAGTTCAAAGATAACTATTTTAAAAAAAGAAAAGATATATATAATAACTACGTATAAGGACGGGACAAAGGTTAACGAACTTATGTTAAACTCAAATGATTCATCATATATTACTAGTTGGAAATTGGAAAATAAGGATACTTTTGATTTAATAATTGTTTCTGATAAAAAAGACGAATCTGGGCAAATTAACTATATTCATTATACAGAATTTCCACAAATATTAGATGATTATAAACATTCAACTATAAAGTTTTTTTCAGTAGAATTAGAATATAAAGACACAATACATTCAATCGAACTAACAAATGAAAATTATAACCATTATATTGTGAACAATGTTTTAAATAAACATTTTTTCAAATATTATTTAACTAATGTTTTAAACATAGAAATAGATAAAAATACGTTTGATTACAATTTATCTGTAATTGATCATAATGTTAATATCGTAGAACTAACACAAAACGATTCTTTAATAATAAAAGAAAATAATTATGAATTAATTATAGATTTAACTGAAAGCGATGAATTATTTAAGGAAAGCGATGAATTATTTAAGGAACGTTCAGTATCGGATGATTATGTTAAATTTGAGTAAATATACTTTTTATTATATTTTGCTATACTTTTCTTTACTGCGTTATAAAAAAGTATATATATATTAAAAACAATATAAAAAAATTGAATCAATATAATCATAATGGTGCCCTCTTATCCTGATTCAACAATGGCTACTGCAAGTAATTCTGAACAAACTATTGAAGTCCATAAATTAAGGACCAAATGGAATTTATGGGCTCATTTGCCTCAAGATCCTGATTGGACCGTGAAGAGTTATAAGAAGATTTATCAATTCAAAACTATTGAAGAATCTGTCGGTATTACTGAGATGATTCCAGAAGGTCTAGTTAAAAACTGTATGTTATTTATTATGAGAGACGGAATTACTCCTATGTGGGAAGATCCAAAGAACAGAAATGGAGGTTGTTTCTCTTATAAAATTTCTAATAAAAATGTATTTGAAGCTTGGAGAGATCTTACTTATGTTCTGATTGGAGAATCACTTAGTGCTAACGTTACCTTTGTGAGCAGCGTAACTGGAATTACCATTTCCCCTAAAAAAAATTTCTGTATTGTTAAAATTTGGATGACAAATTGCGAACATCAAAACCCCCAAGTAGTTACAAATGATGTGAAACTTTTAATTCCGCAGGGTTGTTTGTTTAAAAAGCATACACCAGAGTTTTAAACAAAAAGTATAAATTTAAATATATTATTATATATATATTATTATATATGTCGTTTTTTGATGAACAATTACTAACAAATTTTAGTTTAGACATAAAAGAACATTTTTATTTATATTCATTAAATACATTAATCAATACATTTAAAATGACACGTACAGCTATCATTAACGACATAATTGCGTTAAATTGTCAAGACAGTATTGGAAGAGATTACATTGAAGACTTGTTAAAATTAATAGTCAAAAAAAATACCATTAACCCAAAATACGATTTAGTTGTGATAACAGAAACCGTTTTAACTCAACCAAACGATCCTGGTATATTTAAAGGATTCGCAATAGTTCAACAAGGAGAATGTAACAAATACCCTGATACTTTTTGTTTAAATTTAATTTGTAGTGCTGCAAAAAAAGGCAAAATATTATTAGGATTGTATTTATATATTATTAAAAACAATATAAATATTGTGAATAAAATTGGTTTGCTTGAATTAGCAAACGGATATATAAATGCGGCTGGGTTTTGCTTATATTCTAAATATGGATTTGTTTATGATATTATGCTATATGGTGATTGTTTTCCATATTGTAATAATATGCCAATGATATGTGATTTAACTAACATATCTTCTTCAGATATAAACGAAGTAATAAACTCGAATAAACAATTAATGTCAAATCCGTCTACAGAGTTTCAATTATTATGTGCACCTCAAGATCCAAAACTGCAATTATGTATAGGAATATGCTGTAATTTATTGAGATATGTTACTTTACTAACAGACCACCCAATTATAACCGAATATGACATTAGTGGATATGCCCTTAGATATGTATTATCTAATAGAGCAACAATATGTTATGATAAGTTGTTTCACGCATATAATAACGAAAATGATATAAAAGATTTAATAACTTCATTAACAACTGATCCAAAAAATATAGCAATTTTTTTATCGGAATATTATATTCCGGCACAAATTGTAGCCCCACCACCCACACCAACTGGCAGGCTAACTCGTTCTGTTGCTGCTGCTGCTGCTGCTAGGGGTGGTAGAATTAAAACAAAAAAAAATCGCAAATATGTAAACAAAAAAAATCGCAAATATGTAAACAAAAAACAAAAAACAAATTAAATATTATTAGACAACATAAAATATCCTTTTAATTTTATATACTTTTCTTTACTGCGTTATAAAAAGTATAAAAATATAAATACTTAAATACTATACTTTAAATATTTATAATACGTATAATATTTTAATATAATTTTTATTTAATTTTATATTAAATCCATACGAACAATAATAGTGAGATATTTTAAATTATATACAGCGCTGTTGTAGAAGCAGCAGCAACTCTAATAGTTGAACCTAAAAGAGCATTTGAGTTATTTAAAGTAATTTGAAATACTCCGTTCAAATAAATATCTACTGGGTTGCTTGTAGATTTATTACAAATACCCCACCACTGCCCTACAACCATCGGTGTAGCAATACCAACATTCAAAAGAGCGTTAGGGGTTACAATAGTGGTATTAAACCTATTACCAGTAATATCAAGAGTTCCACTTGTAGTTGAGTTTATAATAGATTTTTCTAATACGCCGACCTTTCCGCTTGAAACCGAACCAAAAGTAAAGTCAAGACTACGATACATCGTTATATTACCAGTATTATTCGCTGGAATGTCCCAAACATTCACTCCGTCCCCTGCCCCACCTGCCTCGCATATTGAGAATTGAGAACCTTGTAATCCAAAGTAAAACCGAGAATAAACACTACTTCCATCATCATTTACAGACATCGCAATTTGATTATTAATACCAGTAGTGTTAGAAGTCATTATAATTTTATTTTCAGGAAGTCCATTCGCCTCATTTCCGTTTGTTAGTGTTATAGTATTACCACTACTCAATTCAAGAGAATTAACAGGAGCAGTAGTAGAACCAGACACCGCTGTTAGTAGAATTTTACCCTTCGCTGACGCTGTAATATCACCAGTTCCGCTTGAAGATGTAGCATTCAATTCAATATTCCCAGTAGGATTTGTAATAGGTTTAAATATTTGGATTTCACCCGAACCACTACCTCCATTACAAATTAAAAAGTTAGTAATCGCAGAATTGACTTTACAAGCAAGAGAAATACCGCCGTCATTATTAACAGGACCAACCCCATAAGCAATTTGATTTATTCTCGCTATTTCTGTTTTTGTAGGGACACTGCCTATAATAGTATTACAAGTAGCAGACCAAGAAGCAATAGCATCTCCACCAGTAGAAGTAGGGAAATCATTCTTATATGTTTCAAAAGTAACAGCACCAACAGTATTATTAGTATTTTGTAAGACGAGTAATGGATTAGCAGAACCACCAACACTATCATTAACAATAGTAAGTTTTCCAGTATTGTACTCCATATAATCACCAGCAGAAAGAGTAGGCACTATTAATCGTCCAGTTGAAGACAAGTCAATATTATCAGCATTAATCGTAAGATTTTGATTAGACGAAATGTTAAAATCACTACCAACAGCCGTATGTGTAATTCCATTTACACCAATCTCGGCTTTAATTTCAGAGAAGGGAGTGACAATGGTTTCTGTAAGGGCAATTGTGCTATATCCTAATACTGACGATTTTGTTAAGTTCGCAATAATATTACTATAAGTTAAATCAATACCAGTTGCAGGTACAATATGGGTTAAGGTTGAGGCGATGCTACTAATTTCAGATTGTTGAATTAGATTGCTTGCAAGAGATACTTGTTGATCAATGCTTGTTCCAAAATCATTTAATCTCAAATTAACTTGCGATGGATTAAGAATTAGTCTTTGAGGGAAAATGTCATTTGAATTAAGTTGTATTTGGTTACTGTTAACTCGTAGTGCATCACCAAGCGTAGAATCAATCCAAATACCTTGTAATCCAGTTGCTGCCCCGACAAATGGTGTAGTTGCTTGTGGTTCTAATGCTAAATACGTTGGGTCAATGCCTCCTGAAACATATAAATTTCCAAATATCATAACATCTCCGGTATATCCAGTCCCAGTATATCCTGGACCGGTTACACCTTGATAATTCATTGGGATCCATGGGCTTCCTCCCGTTGGTCCTGTTGCTCCTTGAACGAATGGATTTAATGAGGTTGTAACTTGTCCTATAGTACTATCATTAAAATATAATGTTATAAGTCTAGTACCAGTTTCTAATGTCCCCCATATTTCTATATATATTCTATCATTAGGTGCAATCGCGTTATCTAATAAAACTGGTGATGAAAAAAGATATAATGTTGGTGTAGTAGTTAATAAAGGAATATCTGCCGATTGTGATTTTAATAGTGATAATGATCCATCATTATATGTATATATTTTTGTAAAGATGGAACATTTTGGTGTACCATTGGTAACTGAAGCATATATTTCATAATTCCAATTACCAGCAGGTAATGATATTATATTAGGATCACTAATTGGAGTTAAAAAACTTTGTAAAAGTTTTGGACTTCCTAATCCAGATATAGGCACAACAACAGTAGTGGCTGTTCCTGGGAATGGACCATTAATACTTATATTTCTGCTTAATTCTCTAGGATTTCCAGAATAGGGAAATGTACCACCAGTGCTTCCATAACCGCCCGTATATCCGGTTAATCCTGTATTTCCAAATGTAAGTAAATCATTATTAAAATAATAAATTGCTCCGGTTGAAAATCCTTTTTCTCCTTGGGGTCCTGTTTCTCCTAACCCTGTTGGTCCTGTTGGTCCTGTTTCTCCTAACCCTGTTGGTCCTGTTTCTCCTAACCCTGTTGGTCCTGTTTCTCCTAATCCAGTTGGTCCTGTTTCTCCTAATCCAGTTGGTCCTGTTTCTCCTAATCCAGTTGGTCCTGTTTCTCCTAATCCAGTTGGTCCTGTTTCTCCTAATCCAGTTGGTCCTGTTTCTCCTAACCCTGTTGGTCCTGTTTCTCCTAACCCTGTTGGTCCTGTTTCTCCTAACCCTGTTGGTCCTGTTTCTCCTAATCCAGTTGGTCCTGTTGCCCCTAATCCCGTGGGTCCTGTTTCTCCTAATCCCGTTGGTCCTGTTTCTCCTAATCCAGTTGGTCCTGTTGCCCCTAATCCCGTGGGTCCTGTTTCTCCTTGTGGTCCTAAAGGCGGCACGCATGGGCATTTCGGGCAATCATAGCAGCCATCGTCACAATCATTGTCATTATTCTCATCAGGGCAATCATAGCAGTCATCTGTTTGCCCACAAGGATCATAATTACAACCCGAGTATGTTGATGCCGGTTTTCCATTAATGTTTGTAACTGTTAAATTCGTAACGATTATATTTTGTGCGTTGATGTTACTCATAATTATTATAAATATATAATTTAAAATAATTTTTTAAACATTTCTTAAAACTTCTTAACTATTCTTAATACAATTAATTTAAGGAACAGGAAAAGGTCGTTGATATTTTGGAATTGCTTGTGGAACAGGCATAATCACATTGCTCGTCTTAAAAACATTAACAGTCTGTAAACATTTTAATTCAGGAGTTAATGCTGGTGCGGGGTTTACTAGATTAGTAGAATTAATTCCAAATAAAAAAGATTCAATATCGGCAGGATTATGAGATAAAGTTGTCCACGGTAGCTGTCCCGGATTTAATCCATTTCCACAAAGCTTAGTATCATAAGCAGTTCCGTTAGCGCCATTTTTATAAAGTTGCCAATCTTCTATACCTACATTTTGTCTTTGATCTAAACAATAATTACCAGGCGTATTCTTATTGCGAGTAGATGCCATTTATATATACTTTTAAAAAAAGTTTACAAAT